TCTTTTGAATTTCACCACGAAGTTCTTGTATTCGAGTCTCTAATGCTTCTCTATCTACAAGAGAAGTCGGCAAAGATTTATCTATAGATTTATAGACATCTTGCCAGTTATTCTCGATACTAATCTTCTTATCATAAAGAGTATTGTTTGCTTTTATACGCTCTATTTCAGGTATAATCTCACTTTTTAACTTGTTAGTAGCTTCATCTATTTTAGCAAGTTCTTTGTCTATCAATCCTTGCTTAAATTCTGCATCTATGTCCTGCTCACAAGTAGGACAGTGGTCTCCAAGTTTCTCAATCTTAGAAAGAAAACTTTTAGCAGCAGTAATTTCAGATTTTAACTGACCGCCTTCACTCTGTAAAGAGTCATAGGATTCTTTCTTTGGTACATCAATTCTATTCGCTTCATTGATATCAATGGACTTGAGTATCTCGATGTATTTATTGTTTTGTGAAATTTTTTTATTTTTTTCCGAAATATTTTCAAATTCTACCGTCAGAGAACTTAATTCTTTCTCTTCATCTTCCGTCTCAATTTCAATATTTAGCATTGGAAGTATGGTAGTATCACTCAATTTATTATCATTCAACCATTTTTCAACAGTTGCGATTTTTGATTCAATACTATTTTTACGGTTGAAAGAGAGTCTAGCGGCTTCTTTGAATACATCAAATAGTGTTACATATTCTTCTAAATGTAACAAATCAATTAGAAACTTTTTTCTATTTGTATCTGTGGCAGTTAGAAACTGTAAGCTACTATTAGGATGTTGATATACCAACTGCGTAAACGTCTTAAAATCCACTCCAAGAACTTCTTGAATGTTTTTATAAGTATTCGTAGCAGTGTGACTAGAAATATCTTCGCCATCTTTTTCAAACTTTACTTTTATGTTAGTCTTTCTATTTACAGTTACCGAATAACTAGAATCATCTTTTGTGAATTCTAATTGGATGTCATATCCATTGTTAAGTAGTCTGTTCGGTATATCTGCTTTCTTTATGCCTTTGGAGTTTTTATTATATAATGCTTCCTCAATGATTAACGGGATGGAGGACTTCCCCATCCCGTTAGTTCCAATAATCTGAGTTAAAGTACCATCATCGAGGTCAAGCTCATTGTTTTCTCCGTAGCTAAAACAATTATTCCATTTGAGCTTTCTGAGAGTAATCATTGTAAATTCCTAGTATTGACTCTAAATTTTCTTCTTTTATCTGCAAGATGTAGAGTAGGTACTCTACTAACTCGTCTTCCATTGTCATGTCCGAAGTCATAACAAGAGAGGCTTCAGAGTTTTTCTTTACAACTTTTTTATCTAGCAACTCAGAATTTTTTACAGCAGCAAGCTCTTGTATATCACCTTCTATCTCATAGATAGTATGGTCGTAGTCTGTAGGAACCATATCATCAGGAGAAGATACAGTTCTACGAATTAGCTGGGGTAATTCAAATTTTTCCCACAACCAAGTCCAGTTCTCTTCATTTATCAGCAGATAACCAGTATCTACATGATTTCTATGAAAAGAAGTAGTCATTGGACTACCTGGATATACAATATTTCTTTGAGTATTTGAGTGTGAGTGTAAGTCTCCTGCAAATACTACTGGAAATGAATCGAAACGATGTAACTCTACTTCTGGTTTTACATGAGGAGGAATCTCCCCACGAACATGAGTAAACAAAGGCATACTACTATCAAAAGCTTCTATGCTCTTTTTGTTGTGCAGTTCACGATAAGGCAATATTCCGAACTTTAGATTCTCATCTATATAGGAATTATCTATTATCGATACCAGAGGGTTTATGTCTCTTGTTGCTCTTTTTAACTGAGAAAAGAATGTTCTATTCTTTTTCGTTGCTTCATGGTTGCCATCATAAATAATCGTAGGAGTAGAAACTCCACGAACAAAAGAAAAGTATAACTCTAACTCTTCCATTGTAGGCAGCCTATCAAATAGGTCACCACCGATAATGTGCATTACACAATCTCGTTCTATTTCTCGAACTCTATCGAAAAATAGATTATACCTATTTAATGCCCAGGCAACTGGGACATTTTTCTGTCCCAGTTTTATATGCCAGTCTGCTGTGAAAAGAATCATCCGATATTGAACTCATCTTCGAGAGTTTCAATATCATTTTCTTCTTCAGAAGGCGCATTACGCAGCCTATCTAACAGCTCTTTCTGAGCATCTGGAGTCGGACGGGGCATTACTTCATCCATTGACTTCAGGTCTACAAGAACTTCTTGCTCTGCATCTGTGAGAGCGCGAGGCTTGCATTTCAGAGCCTGTAACTGATACTCAACATTGTAGGGGAGAGGTCCAGTCTTTACACGCTTGAAACAAATATCCCAGCCAGTTTCAACGTCAGTTGGGTCACCCAGGTCTTCAGCAGCAGTAAGAATCTGCTCCCAAAGCTTCTTCTTCAGGTTAATAACTTTAACCTGTCCATTGTCTACGCACTGCATAGCGTAGCTCCAGCCACACTTCAGGTCAGGATAGAACTCACGAACCCAGTCCTTTTCCCTGTTGTTGAAACGTTCTTCGTTACGGTCAAACGAAAGACATTCAAGAGGAATGTTCTTATCGTTTTCACCTTTGACCCAGTAAACGTAGCGAGCGAGTACATCGCCTACGAGACGAACTTTGTTGTCTCCGTCATTGTACTGATAAGTGACGATGCTAGACTTCTGTGCTTCGCCTTTCGTTTGATTAAATGCTAATGCCATACTATTTTCTCCTGTGGGACTTCTTCATATAGAAAATGCAGTTTACCTGTATCATCTACATTAAGTAGCCTATTGTTGTTGATTTCTTCAAAAATTATCTCATCTTCGGGTAGAAGAAGAGTATCTATAGTTGTATCTCCTGTTGCTAGATAATTTGCTAAATTTCTCGTAGCTGCAAGAGAAATATACGTACCGAGTTCTCGGTCTGTATATTTATAGGCGTTTTCAAAGAGCTTTTCTGGATGAACCAGGAAGCTCTCGCCTTTAAAGTCGAAACCCTCATACTTATATGCGGTATCGTACTTATTATTAGGTATCGGATTATACGTTATTATACGCATAATTTCAAGGCAACTACGTAAGTTACCTCTTGATACTCTAAATACTTTTTTCCAGTTGAATAAGACCATTATTATACCAAAGATTTATACTTTTGTCAAGAACTATTTTTTTACAGCTGCTTGATTTCATATCCCTGCTTCATATAGTAACCAATCCTATTTGAAGCCTGTTTTCTTGCAGTATTTCCCTTTAGATGAATATCTACTATCTTTGGAGACTTTTTACCTTCATGTGTTCGAATAACCCTACCAATAAGCTGAGTAAGTAAAGGCTCATTATTGATAGGCGTACCCAAAATCAGACAACTCAAGTTATTTACTGAGATGCCTTCAGAAAATATCGACTGCGTTCCGTAAAGAATATTCTTTCTGCCAGAAAATATTTCATCTATTAAGTTTTCTCGTTCTTCGTGTGGGACTTCTCCAGTCACACAAATTGCATCTTCTCCGCTGAGTTCCGCGCATCTTTTTAGAAATGCAACTCGGTCACTGACAACTAAGACTTTGTGACCTCTCGCTGCATAAGCACTTGCCATCATAGCAATCGTATGGCGATACTCTTCATTGTTTGCGAGATTGTTCACTCGCCTTGCCCACGGTATCTTCGCACCGTCCATAAAACGTATTTCTGAACGAAGAATATCAACCGATGGAGTCATAAAGTTTTCTCTCGGTGGTTTATAGATATTTGGGCTAAAGTAGTCACGGAAAACAACGTGTTTGCCATCCTTTCTTTCAATCGTTCCAGAGAGTCCAATTTTGTAGCGACAATAATTTGTGTCCAAGACTCTGGAAAAAGTTGGACTACTAACGTGGTGCATTTCGTCTAATATGACTGTGCCAAATTCCTTTCTTACTTTGTCTATGTTTCGGTAGAGTGTCTGAGTGTTTCCGACAACGATGGGAGTATCCATTTCGAACTTGCCACTGCCAATAATGCTTGGCTCAAATCCATAGACTTTTTGTACTTCTTTTGCCCACTGTGTTCGAAGTGGTACTGTGTGAGTGACGACTAGAGTCTTTTGTCCTAGTTTTCCGGCAATGGCCAACCCCGTGAAGGTCTTGCCCCAACTCACCCACGCATTAATAATTGCATTGTCTTCTATAGAGTCGTAGACTTCTGCCTGACTTTCTCTTAAATCGAATTTAAACTCTGGAAAGTCTACTGGAATGTGTACTCGTTTGTCTACTATTTCATAGTCATCAGGAATCAAATCAACGCGCCCTATGGGCATTGTAATAAGATTTTTATTTATAATACCCATATTCTTGATTACAATGGGCGGGTCTAGTGGATTCGGAGCTGGAACTTTATAAGTAAGTTCTTTATCAATCTTACTTCTGAGTTCATCTCCACAATCCATATAGATTCGATTGCTTAATACTGCTTTCATATTCCTAAATCTGTTCTCGCAATAATATATTTCTTTACAAATTCACTACGAACAATATCTACTGTACCAAATTCTACTAAATCGAACTCATTCATAGCTTTTAATATTCTTATAAATGGACTTAATCCATTATCAACTAAGTCAGCCTGACGAAAATCTCCGCAAAAAATAACTCTACAGTTTTCTCCGATACGAGTTATAATGGAGTCTAACTCATGTAAATTCATATTTTGACATTCATCTACTAATACCACAGCATCCCTAAGTGTAATACCACGAATAAATGAAGTAGTCATAAAGTGTACTAAATGTTTTGTTTTTAGTATTTCATACGCATCACCGCGTTGAAATAGCTCTATACATATATCCTTATATGGTTCTTCATATACAGAAGCTTTTTCTTTTTCATTCCCTGGCAGAAACCCAATGTCACGAGTAGGAACTGCACTTCGAATTATTACTAGTTTTTCTTTATCGTTTTTTAGTATATCATCAAACGCTAGATAACAGGAAATAAATGTTTTTCCTGTGCCTGCAACTCCGTGCAGTACCAAGTGTTTATCTGACTCAAATGTTTTTAATTGATTCTGAGTAAGGGGTTCAATCTCTTGTAAACTTAAATTTGCTGCCTGTATAAGTCTATTTCTTTTTGCCATTATACCTTTCTCCGAGTATCTTTCTGATATTCTTCAGAGTACTCGTATAACTTCCAGGGAAGTCCTTGATAGTAAAGTATTCCTGCCCACATTCTACCATC